CCGAGAAATTTTTCCGTCCACTCATGGGTGAGTATCAAAAGAGCAAGCTTAACAAAGAGGCCTATATCAAGGACGTCATGAAATATGCTGGAGACATTGAAATTGGAGTTGTTAATAACAACACTTTTGAGCGTGCCTTTGATGGCGTCCTCAAGTTGTTTAGAGACATAGGCTTTAAGGAGTGTGAGTATGTCACTGATCACACAGCAATCTTTTCAGCTCTAAACATGCAAGCTGCAGTTGGGGCTTTGTACTCTGGAAAGAAAGGCGATTACTTCAAGAGTTTTTCGGAGAATGACAAGGAAGAGATTCTTAAGCAAAGTTGCCTTAGACTCTTTAAAGGGCAGATGGGTGTGTGGAATGGCTCTCTAAAAGCTGAGATTAGGCCAAAAGAAAAGGTGGAGTTAAATAAAACGCGGAGCTTCACAGCAGCCCCACTTGACACTCTTCTTGGGGGAAAAGTATGCGTTGATGATTTCAACAATCAGTTTTACTCTCTCAACTTGATTGGTCCTTGGAGCGTTGGGATGACCAAGTTTTATGGCGGATGGGACAAACTCATGCGGAAGCTGCCAGATGGTTGGGTTTATTGTGATGCTGATGGGTCTCAGTTTGACAGCTCGTTGTCGCCCTACTTGATAAATGCAGTGCTGCGATTCAGACTGCATTTCATGGAGATGTGGTCTGTTGGAGAACAGATGCTTAAGAATCTGTACACTGAAATTGTATACACTCCAATCGCAACTCCTGATGGTACGGTGATAAAGAAATTCAAGGGTAATAACAGTGGGCAACCATCAACTGTGGTCGATAACACGTTGATGGTTATAATGGCTATGAAGTATTCACTTGAAATAGCAGGGGTCGGTGATGAACAGCAGGAGTCAATGTGTAGGTACTTTGTCAATGGTGATGATTTGCTCATAGCTATAAGACCTGACCAAGAGCACGTATTAGACAATATGAGTGCCTCCTTTCATGAATTGGGTTTAAAGTATGACTTTAGCTCAAGGTCGCGAAACAAAGAGGACTTGTATTTCATGTCACATAAGGCCGTTAAAAAGAATGGAATCTTCATTCCAAAGCTGGATCCTGAGCGCATAGTTTCTATACTAGAGTGGGATCGATCCAGAGAACCGGTCCATAGACTCGAGGCCCTGTGTGCTTCCATGATTGAAGCATGGGGTTATGATGATGTTTTGCAAGAAATCCGCAAGTTCTATGCATGGGTGTTGGAACAGCAACCCTTTTCTGATCTCGCATCAGATGGGAAAGCACCATATATTGCTGAGTGTGCATTGAGGAACTTGTACATGGATACTGGTGTGTCTGAGGATGACATTAAATACTACACTGACACATTCGAGTTAGATGAGTCAAGTGAGGAAAAATGTGTTTTCTTTCAGGCTGACGATACAACTCGCAATGCAGGGCAAACCCCAGAAAAGAATAGAAAAGATCCGGTGCCATCAGAGAAACCGCAACCACTCATACCGAAAGAGCCTGATGTCAATGCTGGGACACAGGGTACTTTTTCAGTGCCTAGAGTGAAGGCACTATCAACCAAGCTTAGACTACCAAAGATAGGCAACAAGTCCGTCATGAACCTTGAACACCTTCTTCAGTACAAAATTGACCCAGTTCAATTGTACAACACAGTTGCAACTCAGGAACAATTTGAAGAATGGTTCAGAGCAGTGATGGAGGCCTACGAAGTGGACGAGGCGGCTATGGGAGTGATACTCAATGGCTTAATGGTTTGGTGTATTGAGAATGGCACCTCACAAAACCTCACAGGCGAATGGATAATGGTTGATGGGGACAACCAAATTAAGTATCCACTGAAACCTGTGATTGAGAATGCAAGGCCAACCTTCCGACAAATCATGTCGCACATGAGTGATGTTGCACAAGCATATATTGCAATGAGAAATTCACAGAAGCCATACATGCCAAGGTATGGTCTTCTGCGTAACATCACCGACACAAGCCTAGCACCATATTGCTTTGACTTTTATGTTGTGACATCGACAACTCCGGCAAGAGCTAGGGAAGCGCACATGCAGATGAAAGCTGCAGCAGTTGGCAATTCCACTAGAAAATTGTTTGGGTTGGATGGAAACGTTGGTAACACAGAAGAGGACACGGAGAGACACACAACAGCAGATGCGAACCAGAATCTGCACAACCTTATGGGTGTTCGCATGGTGTAGATTGTTGCTTCTGAGGAGGTAGCAGTCCGTTAGTATCATCTTTTGCTGCTTTATTACTACAGAGAGAGGTTTTCCTCCAGTTATGTAATATTGTCGGACTTTGTTTCTCGTATAATGCGAAGAGTGGTTTCCACGGCGTTATGCTTGACATGAAGCGAG